ACTCTTATGTTAAATGTTAGGGAACTCCCTAACACGTCTCCTACTAACACGTTACTGTTAAACCTCTTACTATGGGCGCAAGACGTACCTATACCTACGGCTACGTTATCCGCTCCTGTTGTGCTTCTTCTAAGGCTATATAACCAACAGCCATATTTACCGTTTGTTCCTATGGATGCGGTTGTAGTGCACGTGCTCCCCCGTATCGATATGTTTGAAGTAGTGCATAGTCTCGCTCGAATGCACATATGCGTAATGCCACTTACACTCCTCGTCCATACCGTTACGGATAGCATCGGTAAACGCAGCACGTGGGTGTACCAACACGCGCCCATGCTTGTACCACATCTGACTTTCCCGTTCGCTGTATCTCATTGTTATGTCCTCGGTTATAGGTCAATGGTAGGTAACGTCTTGATAACATCTTTCACTACCGCCTTGGTTTCGGCGCGGACGTGACTGGAATGTCGCAATGCTTCACTAGATAGTGGCATCTTACCAACACCACGGAACTGATTTTCGAGCTTCGCCCGTATCGCTTCCATCTGCACATCACCTGTAAGGTTACAAATACCTAGTAACTCAATCATGTCAAGCACACCGTCGAACGTGCTTTCTACCAACTTCGGACGTCTCTCCCCCTCGTTATAATCAAGACTGCGGTACAGACGTTCGAGATAGATACGTGTACGGTTGTAAACGTCACTCATGGCTTTGGTTAGTTGTTCTTGGTAGTGTTCCTGAAAAGATGTTTGTAGCATGGTGTTTACCTCATTGCCGAGATCCACACGGAAATCACCGGATGATGGCACTGGGGTAATAGCTACTTTGTAGGCAAACTTATGTCGTAGATCATCCGTAGATGCATAGTCAGCATTATCAAACAGGCTACCTAACCTAGCCCTCGCTTGGATTATTTCCCACTCATAGACATTGAGAAATTCCTGCACTAACCGATGGAACTCCTGTTCATAACTGCTCATCTGCTCGGTGTAATCCATGAGCATAGCAGTTGGTACTAGACGCTGACCTAGGTCAGCCCACGGCATAGTAAGTGCGTAGTGGTGAAGGCGTACCTTAGCCACAAAATCGGTCACCGCCTTTAGTTCAGCACAGTCACCCAGTAACTTCTTATGGACATTCGCTGTACCAGAGCGAGCGTTGTTGTGCATAGTGACTTGGGCCGATGCGCGTTTGTCTTTCTTTCTGCCTGACCAAACTGACACGCTAAATTCCGCAAGTACCGCGCTCGAATGTATCGTTGGTGCTACTATGGTAGGTTCTATTAAGATGCTTTGTGTATCCATTGTTATACCCTTTACTGTTAAGTTGTTTTTGTTAGGGAGTTCCCTAACATGTCTCAGAGCGACACGCTAAAAACACGAGGAAGTAACAAAACTTCCTCCATCCCATAAACACATTATAGCATGGATAGCACATGATGTCAAGTAATGGAAAGTAAGGGCGTTCTGTGGAATACGCTGTAATGTCTCATTTTGTACTGGAATGTTCGTTTTGAAAACGCTGTAAGTCATTGATAATAAAGTAATGTTCGGATTGTTCGTTCTAGCCCAGAATTACTAACATCTGGGAGGGAGGGGAAGAGAGCAGGACAAAGTAGAACAATGTCCATACTTTCCCACCAACATTAAGTAATTCTAGTTATTATAGAACAATACAAATATATATATATATATAAGAGTTTTCCTTCTACTAATGACCACTGTGTTCCATCGTATTCCATTGTCATCCACATTTGAATTGTAGTAGTCATAACCGAACAAATGCGGAACAAATCACGAACATTACGAACATTACCTGCGAACAACCTCAGACTGCGTAGAGTCTTGCTATGCGTATCCCCGCACCTCTGTTAGGGATACTGGTATCAGGTCGACTGTTAGGGAATTCCCTAACAAAGCATATGGTGAAGTGGGGCGCAACGCTACTAAGGATACTGGTATCACCCCCGCCGGAGCGGGGAGGATTGTTAGGGAATTCCCTAACAAACGGTGATAGGTTGTGGCCCCTTTCGGGGCCGTGGGTTTTACTGAGCTAGCATTTTCTGGACATCTTCCGGCGTCCCAACAATTAGCATCATTGTGGCCGCGGCGTTGTTCAGTTCTACGCTCGAGTACTCGGGCTTTTCATCGTTCTTTGCGATTTTGACGATAGTCATCAGTTGCGCTCGGATCTTTTCAGCACCGGATTTGATGACCTTTTCAGGTTTCTCCATTTCGCCGGCATTGACCGCGCGGGTTCCGAGACCGTTTTTGATGTCTTTTATGCGTGATCCGACTTGTTGAGTCACCCATCGTTTTTGTACTTTATCCTCATCAGATAAAGATTTTACATCTACCAGAAACAAATGCTGGTCAGATTTCGGGAAACCCGCGCGGATCGCATCTTTAAGACCTTCCCATGAATCCTCAGTTGCAGTGCTGTCCGCGCTGTCTTTTCCTTTAGGGGATATGCAATCGGTATGTCGCATGCCAGTTGCATACATGGTGTCAAGATGTTTTCCTTTTGCACGTTCGCCTGTTGTGACGGCGGCGGAAAACCCTGTTACTGCTGTGGTTAGTTCAATGTTCATATCTATACCTCTCTCTCTTGCCAGTCCGATTGTCGTCCTGATCTGTTAACCTATTATCCACATATGGTAAGAGATGTCAAGTAATGGCCGATAATGGAATATGATGGCGTTTTGTTAGGGAATTCCCTAACATTTTCTGGCTGGCAGACCTACCCTACCCCACCCCTCCCTTTCCCCAAAGGGACTCCTCTGAGTAGGTAAGATTACTACTTTACTCAAATGATTCTATATTTTTTACGTTATACCCCCCTTCTCCTCCAATACCCCTCCCTACCCCCTCATATAGGGAACACCCCCCGGTAGGAGTCCCAACGTATACTTGCAAAAAATTATTTTTCTGGGGTAGACTAAACGCCCCTTATGAACTAATTAGGTGTGCATTATATGAAAAATGGGCTAAAAGAACGTTGGTGGGCGTGGCATAAAGAGAACCCAGAGTTCTACGAGTTATTTAAGAAGTTCACCTTCCAAGCCATACACAAAGGACACCATAATCTTTCCGCATGGCTTGTCGCTAACCGCATCCGATGGGAGACTATGATCGTCACTACCGGAGACGAATATAAGATCAATAACGACTTCCTTGCGCTCTACTCCCGATTGTTCATGCATGACTACCCAGACTACGCGGGGTTTTTCCGAACAAAACCCATGAAACGCGTCCACTTTAAAGAAGGTTATAAGGGGCAGTAACTATTGAACTAATGTTGCAAAAAATTATTTTTGGTGTACATTAGCGGTAACGGTTAACAACCTGCGTACATTTATGACCATAGTGCTCGATCCAGAAGTCGGTGTGCCCCTTGCTGCAGATATGACATACGCAGACCTACGGGAACGTGCCGAAGCTGCTTGTAACACCGCGCTATTATTGGCAGATAATGGGCTAGACGTTACCCCAAACAACGAAGATCGGGATGTAGCCGCAGGTCTCGCCATTGAATATGCGGAAAATCCAGAAAAAGCCTCTAAGAAAGTATCCCGTGCCCGTATCGCCAAGATGACCCCTGCGTCATTGATCCTGACAAACAGCATCCTGCAGGAATTTGGCCGTTCTGTCGCCACCAGCGCAGTCCAGATACGCCACCTAGTAACTAATAAGCTCTTGTTAGAGTCAGAGAACCCAGACCCGCGAGTAAGAATCCGTGCATTGGAGCTGCTGGGTAAGATATCAGACGTATCTTTGTTCGCTGAGAAGAGCGAAGTGACTATAACGCACCAATCTACCGATGACCTCCGTGCAAAATTGCGTCAGAAGCTGGAAAAACTGGTTAATCCCCCTGAAGAACTAGGTGCACCTGTTGTATTGGATGGGGAAACCATTGATGTTGACGTGGAATTAGGGCTTACCTCCGAAGAACCGGAGGAAGAACCTGTAGACCCCCATAAAAAACCCCTGCACGCAGGATGGCTGGGGCAAGAAGAGTCATATGACGATGAGTGAAGCCTTGGCAAGTGCTCCAAATAGAGGTAGCCCCGCAGAACTAGACTTTTCTGACACCGAAATACAGACTATGTTGGACAATCTTGACGCATATACCTCTGAAGAGGTGGTTGAGATTGAAAAACTGGTAGACGAGCTGGCAACACGTAGGCAAAACAAGCTTGCTTACGACGATTTGATGGAATTCTGTCAACAGATGCAATCTGACTACATTGTAGGGAAGCATCACAGGTTATTAGCCAACATGCTCATGGATATTGAGCAGGGCAACAAGGACAGAATCTGCGTTAATATCCCACCGCGTCATGGAAAATCACAATTAGTATCTATTTACTTCCCGGCGTGGTTCTTGGGGCGAAATCCTAATAAAAAGGTCATGATGGTGTCACATACGACTGACCTTGCTGTTGATTTTGGTCGAAAAGTGCGTAACTTGATCAATACTGACGACTATAGGGCCATTTTTCCTACTGTAGCCCTCGCATCTGACTCCAAGTCAGCGGGTCGGTGGAACACAAGCCTTGGAGGTGAGTATTATGCGTGTGGTATTGGCTCTTCTATTGCTGGTCGGGGTGCTGATCTCTTGCTCGTGGACGATCCCCATTCAGAGCAGGACGTTATCAACGGAAACTTCAGTGTGTTTGAAAAAGCCTACGAATGGTTCACCTTCGGTGCACGAACACGTCTTATGCCGGGAGGTCGGGTAGCGATTATCCAGACACGGTGGCACATGGACGACCTGACAGGGCGTGTTACCAAGGATATGGGGCAGAATGACAAGTCTGACCAGTATGAAGTGGTGGAGTTCCCTGCAATATTGGATATTGACGACGAAAAGACAGGGAAAACCGTACAAAAAGCCCTTTGGCCTGAGTTTTTCGATATGGATGCCCTGTTACGTACTAAGGCATCTATGCCTGTATTCCAGTGGAATGCCCAGTATCAGCAGGAACCTACGGCGGAAGAGGCGGCTATAGTGAAGCGGGAGTGGTGGGAACACTGGCTCCATGAAGAAGCCCCTACCTGCGAATACATCATAATGTCGCTCGATGCGGCAGCAGAGAAGCATAACCGTGCTGACTTCACGGCCCTCACAACGTGGGGGGTGTTTATGAATGATGACGTTAGTGCGTATAATATAATACTGCTTAACAGTATTAAGCAGCGGTTGGAGTTTCCTGAGCTTAAACAGTTGGCGATGGAGGAGTATGAGGAGTGGGAACCCGATGCGTTTATTGTGGAGAAAAAGAGTTCTGGGACGGCTTTATATCAGGAAATGCGGCGGATGGGACTCCCTGTGCAAGAGTATACGCCTCATAGAGGGTCTGGGGATAAACTGGCACGTTTAAATTCGGTAGCCGATATTATAGCTTCTGGGTTAGTATGGGTACCTGACACGCGGTGGGCAGAGGAAGTGATAGAAGAGATTGCTGGTTTTCCGTTTATGAGTCATGATGACCTCGTTGACTCCA